GAATATCCTTTTCAGCGGCTAGGACAGGATCAAATTCAGCGTATGGCTTGTCTGGTACCTGTTCTGTTCTGTTTTGAGACTGTTCTACGGTCTGTTTTACTAAAGGGTGTTTCCCCTGAGCACAAGGCGAGCACCACATTTTCTCTTCATTGACATTATTAGTTATCTTATATACGTTTGTTTGACAGTTACTACAGACAAACTTAACAGAAAATGTTCGTGACATTATGCCTCCTTTTTGGGTTGACACGCTGCCATAAACCGTTTGTAGTCAAACCCAGGATTATACTCTTTACAGAACATGGCAAGGTCGTAGGCAATCACTGTAGGAGTAACAGGAATACCAGATTCTATTTGTCCTGTCCACCATCTTACAATTTTAGCAAGGTGTTCAAAATGTTTGCGTGTCATGGTTTAGTCTCCTGTTTGACCGTTTCGAGTAGTGAGTTCTGATAGTCCGGTGTTCGTTCTTCCTGCCTTCGTTCGTGTCGTGATATGGCTAAGACCGCTTGCATGGTGACATTATTCAGGACTGAACGAGCATACTGTATTTTTTCTAGTTGAGTCATGGTTAGCCTACTTTCCAGATTGTAAGGAGTTTGGTTTTTGTTCCCATAACACCTGTATCATAGACAATTGAGTCAATGACAGCGAATGCATGACCCCTTTTAAAACAAATAAAACGGCCTGTTAGGTTCTGTTTGATAAATTGACCGAGTGTCCATTGACAACGAGCAAGCCCTGCTAATGCGTCAAGCCTACAATGTGGAAACAGTGCATCAATCAACAGTGTGGACTGATGGGTTGCCCCTTTGTTTCGTCTTCCATGCCACCGTGCGAGATCGTGAGCATCTTGGTAGCTAATCTGTCCTGCTATAGCTATCGCACGAACTAGACAGTCGTTTCGTTCAGTAGTAAACCCTGCCGCTTGTCTACCGCCATCGGATATAGAGTAAGGGGCATATCGTTTCATGGTTTAGTTCTCCTTAGGAATAAGACTCTGCTAAGGCGTTGGCTTCTTTCAATGCTTCTTCTAAGTTCATGCTATAGTCTGAAATCACCGCTTCGACATTTCCGTAGATCAATTGTACCCATCCGTACTGTTTTCCTTCTTTCCATGCGTACAATGTGTCTTCATCGGTTAAGAACAGCGCCGCTTCAATGTGTTTTTGACTATCTGATGCATGCGATTCTGTTTCGCCATTATCTACGCTTACTGAGTATCCTGCCTTTAACAGGCCTTTGATTGCTTCTCGTGCTATTTTGAGTTCCAGTTCAATTTCTAGTTTGCGACTCATGGTTGCGGCCTCCTGGTGAATGTTACGTTCTGTTATGGGTGTACTGCTAGATTCATGCCCACAATTTTCTACAACAACAAACTAACAATATCAACACTCTACATGCTGCCAACTGGTAACAGTATGTAATAGTTTACTTACTGTTACGCCATAATTTGTCACTGTATCCCACAACATACTGCTACAGTAGCATTGTTATATAGCATTGCTACAGTATAGCATGCTACAGTAACATGCTGTTATAGCTACCCTTTTAGTGTTGGTTACTGTATAACTCGCCCATCCCCACCACCCCCTATAGTGGTCATACGGAAGGGAGGTAAGGTAAACAACCGAGTAGTTTTTAACAACTGAAAAAAACCGCCAGTATCTTACAAAATGGTAATTACATCCTGCGACCAGTCAACTATAAAAAACAACAGAAAAAACCAATGCAAATAAAAATTAAAATGGTCACATGCAAAATAATAGAATAAAAGTAGAGTACAATTTTGTAATTATAAGATTCTTTTCTCTGATTATACGATTTTACTTGACAAGATGTTTTGACTATGGTACTATATAACTATGAGTCGGCGGGAGCCGAGAGAACTGCTATTCTATTATAATTAACTATACAGTACAAAATAGTAATGCGCCCCTATCGGGGGCGCTATTAATACAAGATACTCTATCATGTGGACAAAAAAACACAGTCCATGATATGTGTTCACAAATGAACGATTTTACTGAACGAACAGAGTGAGTGAAGAAAAATCGGAAGGTTTTGATAATTTCTCTTGACAAAATTGTAATTTGATGGTATCCTGTTACTATAGATTGAAGCTTGTGCTTTCGTGTCTATCTTGTGAATAAATGAACCCCCTATCCTTGATTGTGTAGGGGGTCTCACATTTCCTTCCAGAATGCCCAAATTCCTTACACAATAGACTCAGGTAAAGACTTTTTAACAGAATAGAGTACGAATGGCGCTGCATGTTGAATTTAAAATTCCAGATGCCGTCTATGAAGCGGCTGAATCTGAATCAGCATGGGCAGAAGTGCAGACTTATTCAACAGCCAAATTACTACTCTATCTTAAAAGATGGGTAAAATCAAAGGGTTGGAAGCTTTCTATTCTAAAATGTGAAACAGGAGTGGCTGGAGAACATTTCGTATCTGAAGGTGAACTTAATATTGATATTGGGAACTCATGGGCTGATACGCCTGCGGTACTGATACATGAGATTCTTCATGGACTCTTTTATCAGCTTGATGAAGAGAAGACCTTGATTTTAGAACGAAAAATAATGAAAGAAGCGTCATCCAAACAAATTTGTACACTCGTTCACACAGTATTCAAATATGGAAACTGGAAATATGTTGGACCCTACAATAAACGAGTTTAAAACTGAGGCTGAAGTTGGACAGCTTGATTTATTTGAAGAATTAGCTGAAGAATCAAGTGAAGCACCAAAAGAATTACATCGTGGCCCTGGCTTTCTTGATCCTGAAGTCCGAAAACGAGCAATGGAAGCGAGTCTGGCGAAGCGCAGAGGATTAGTCCCTGCCAGTCCAAAAGATTTCGTACCTAGTAAGAATATGCTTCAGATTCTTCGGATTGCGCTGGAACTTGATAGCGGAGATTCAGTTCGGGGGTGGTTTGCTAAGGCAGGATTGAATCGTGGAGCATGGTTTACGTGGCAGGAAAATCCAGCTTTTCGAGCATGGTGGAAAAAAGAATTTGCTGAAGGGGTAAAAGAATACGAGACCAAGTGGATTCTTACTGGTCTCAAGAAAATGACCAAGGATTTCCGTTATTGGAATGAAATGGGCAAGAAGATTTTTGGATTTATTGATAAGATTGCTGTCAAAGAAGAAAAGAGTCCTGAAGAAGCTGCACTCTATACAGAATTACTTGGCCTAATTCAGTCCTATAAGGGTGTGAAAAATATTGAATCTGGAATTGATCGTTCAAATGCGATTGAAGTGAATGCAGAAGTAATTGAGGCAGAACTTATTAAAGAACTAGAGAAAGGTGACATAAATGCGAAGTAATCTTGTAGCAGGTCCTTTAACAACTACGCAAAGTGAAACTGGAGTTGATGTCTTAAAACATGTACTCATTTCTAATACGCACGCAACTGACCCCTGTGCATTTATTTTAAAAAGTGTTGATGCGAATGGAAAAATTATTGCTCAAGGATCGGTACTAGCTGGAAGTAGCCTCTTTCTTCATAACTTGGACGTGGGGTGTAATGGGGTATATGTGAGTTTGACTGGCGGTACTGGCGCTGTCATGTGCTATTTTTAAGTATAGGTAGCGGATCACTTATTTATAAAATTTAACTGGAAAGGACAAGATGTGTTATGGCAAGTTATTTAAAATATGTAAAAGAAATGTTAGTAAAAGGACAGTCCGTACCTGATGGGAAACACAAATTAGTCAATACTCCTGTTGCTGGTGGAACTATTCGTTTAAATAGTGCTACAAAAACAGATACGACTGATGATTTTATTGGCTTCCAAAGTAAACCAGCAGTTGGAGCCACAACGACAAAAACCGTGACAGGAGCAGAAATTAGTCCTAGAGTGAATAACACCTTTGATGCTGCAAATGTGATTGGATTGCATGTCGATACTTATCTGAAAGGAACTGGCGCTGGTACCATTTCTGGAGATGTTCGAGGACAACAGATTGAAATGGTCACAGACGATAATGGTGGTAAAACTGTATCTGGAAATGTGGTTGGACTTCGTTTCCGTACGGCTTGGTCTGGAACAATTACTGGTAAAATGATCGCTATCCGAATTGAAAAACCAGAAACACAAACTGGTAGTAAAAACTACGATTATGTGTTAGATTTGCCTAGTGATAATGCTTTAATCTGGCGGGATGATTATACAACAGAAGTGACAACGCTTGCTGGAGCATTGAAAGTCCGGGTGAATGGGGCAGATCGTTGGATTCCTTTATATTCAGGAGCGCCGTCAGTCTAATGACAAAAGAGTGGTGTGAAGAGAGATTAAAACAACTTGAACAGCAACTCATTACGGCAGAATTAACAAAAGCAGCCGTCGATGGAGCGATACAAGAATGTCAATATCACTTAGACCAATTCAATCAATCTTCTATACCAACTAAAACTGAATAACTTGGATGATTGAAGAACAACTTCAGAAACTCTCAACTGAAGAGAAGATCAAACTTATTCGTGAAGTCTATGCGAATGATATTGACAAGTATTATCAGAATTGTGTGTGGACTCTTGATGAGCATGAAAAACGACCAGGAGTTAATCCATTCAAAAAAATTCCTTATGACTGGTCTTATATTCCTGAACTGGTTCATTGGTTTCAAAACCATTCGTGGATTCTTGTATGGAAAAGTCGTCAGATTCTCGCAACTTGGACAGCAATGGCATATGCTCTATGGCTTGCTGGATTTCATCAAGGAAAAAAAGTTGCTATTCAATCAAAAAAAAGTGATGATGCTGATGCCTTAATTCAACGTATTAAAGTTATTTATGATCGACTCCCTAATTGGAAACCAAAAGCAGAATTTAGTTATTGTCGCGTGAAGTTTCCTGAATTAGGTAGCGATATTTTTGGTATTCCACAAGGTTCAGAACAAGCTCGTTCATACACTTATTCGTGCTTTATTAGTGATGAGTTTGGATTTCAAGAAAAACTTCAGGAAACATTTGGAGCCATTAAACCTATTGTTGATGGTGGTGGACAGTTTATTGCGATTACCACTCCACCACGAGAAAAGAATTTTGCCTACACATGTAAAAAGAATCTTGACGGATTGTTTAAGATTTTTGAAGTACACTACTCTCGTCGTCCAGATCGAGATGAAAAATGGAAAACACAAGCTAAAATTGGTGTAACAGAGGATGACTGGAATCGTGAGAACGAACTGCAAATGGTTCAGTCTGGGGTTACTCGTGTCCTTAGTGATTTCAATGAAAAGCTGCATGTAAATGCTGGAATTATCTATAATCGGGAACAACTACTCTATCGGATTTGGGACTTCGGCTATCATCGTCCCTTTTGTGGATGGTTTCAGATTGATCAGAATGATCGTGTGAATGTCCTTGATTGTCTTCTTGGTCGAGATATTTTGATTGATAAATTTGCCGATCAAGTTATTGCCTTTACATCAACACGATTTCCTGGGGCTGTTTTACAAGATTATTGTGATATTGCAGGAACTCAAGTCAGTGATAAAAGTGAAAAGACCTCCGTTCAAATTCTCAATACCAAAGGGATTCATCCCAGCTATAGGAAATTCAATGAAGAAGATGGATTTAATCTTATTCGTCGAAAAATTTCAACTCTTATTGGTGATAAACCCGCTTTTCAGATTCATCCAAAATGTCAGTACCTCATTGACGGAGCCTTGTACGGTTTGGTGTATGGTCGTGATGGCAAGACTATTCTAGGTGATGGTCAGAATGAATATGGTGAAGATGAACGAGGCTATTTCCTTCATGGATGGGATTCAATGAGATATGGATTTGGCAATATCTATACCGTTCAAGGTCAACGAACTGAACGAAATATGAAAACCAGTGCTCTTGTCAATGCAGGTCCAAGACGAATGAAAGTAGGACGATAAGTGCCCTTTAAAATTGATGACACGAATTTCGCAGATCAATCGGCCCTTGCATCATCTGCGAAAACATTTCTTGCTCGTATTTCTGAGGACATTAAAAGCAAGCGAGAAACTCTCAATACCAAAATGATGGAATACTATAATATCTATCGGACGGTTTTTGATGTGCGATATTATAATGGTTCAATTGATGTCTATGATCCCCAACTTAGAAAAAATGTTGAGTTTTACGTTTCTCGTTTAAAGAAAGCTCTCTTTCCAACTGAAGATGTATTTGAAATTGAACCTGTGACTCCTGATTCAGATGAATTTGCTGCACCAATTAAGTCACATATGAAGTGGCAGATTGAGAAAAAGATTCAAGTCAATACGAAAATTTCTCGTTTTCTTCGTCAATTAGTCATGTTTGGTTGGAGTCCAGTCAAGTGTGTCTGGGACCGAAAAGAACAAACAATGGTCGGTCTTACACAGATTGAAAAGATTGTCAAAGAACGTGTACGAGACGAAATTACAGGCAAGATACGACTGGTTCCGACTGGTGAAGTTCGTCGAGAATTGGTTGAAGAAGAAAAGACAGTACTTGTTAAGAACCATCCAACATTTGATCCTGTTGATGTGTTTAATTTTTATGTCTATCCGACAACAGCCAATTCGATTGATGAAGTCTTTGGAATAATTGAAACCTTTCACTTACCTCTTGAAGAAGTAAAACGTAAAGGCAAAGAACTGAGCGTATCAGGCGAACCGTTGTATGCGAATGTGGAGAATCTTGCGGGTGATGATGGACAGGATCTCTGGTCATGGACCCGTGATGCTCGATTGTCGGTTGATGGGCACCAACAGCCGTTAGACAATAAAGATATGGAATATGTGACCCTGCTTGAATATTGGGGTCTTGTAAATTTTGGAACCGCAGAAGAATCAGAATGGGAACAGGGCGTCATTACGATGACCGCTAAAGGAACAGTTCTTCAAGTTAGAAAAAATCCATTTTACGATAAACAGATTCCGTACTTTTGTGCAAGGATGTCTGATCTCCAAAATGAGTTTTACTCAGATGGATTGATTGCTCCCCTTGCCAGTATGCAGTATTATATTAATGACACATTGGCTCAAACATTCGACAGTCTCAGTTATAGTTTGAATCCTATTGTAAAGTACGATCCAGGTCGAGTCGTGAATGTAAATTCAATTGCCTTTGCTCCTGGAGCGATGTGGGCTGTGACTGATCCTGCGGCTGTGGATCTTGAGTCACCGCCCGATGTCTCACAATCTGGATTTAATGCCGTTGATCGTGTGAAACAAATTATTGAAGGGTATCCTGGTGTGGCGAATATTCCCATGACAGGTCGTAAAGCTGCGACACACATTACAGCTATTCAGCAAGAGTATTCTCTCCCTATTATGGACTTGGCTGAAAGTATCGAAGCCTCAGTAATGTCTCCTTGGCTGGGTCGAGTCTATAGTCGAATCCAACAGTTTCTTGATGAAGAAGAAATTTTTCTTGTCACCGGGAAGCAAGGCGTTAAATATTGGCAGAAGCTTTCTCCAGAAATGTTGATTGGTGATTACAATTTCTTTTGGAGAGGATCGAATGCTGCAACCAATATTCATGTTCGTGCTCGACAGATGATGGAGTATGCAAATGTCGTGGCTCCATTTATTCCTATTATCCAACAGCAAGGTAAATCATTTGATGCGGTCTATCTCTTGAAGAGAATTTTTACAGAAGGTCTTGCTCTTGATGGAGCCGATAAGCTCTTTCCTTCGGCAGAATTTGATCGGAGTATTGATCCTGAAACGGAGAATCTTCTTCTCTCCGTTGGCAAGTATATTCCTACAGCCTTTAGTGATAATCACGAGGAACATCTTCAAACACATGAGGAACTGGCTGCAAAGGGCGATGAATATAGTCGCAAAGCGGCTGCACGTCACATGGAAGAGCATCAAATGAGACTTCAACAACAACAACTGGCTCAAAGTGCATCATCTTTTCAAGGACAAGCACCGACAGGCGGAGAAGAAGCAGAAGAACGTACACTCGAAGGTATTCAACCCTCTGGACCTCAGTAAAGGACTGATACAGTATGCCAATGGACTCACCCACATGGGAAAAAGCTGAATCTCGATATAAAGAAATGGGCATGTCAGCTAAAGAAATGAAGAAATATAAAATGGCTTGGGAAAAGAAACATAAAAAAATGCCAAAACCAGCCATGCTTGGAAAAGGGTTGGCTGCTGGTGCTGCAAAACAAGCACTCAGTCGTAAATCTAAACTTGAACAACTTGCCGCAGAACTTGACGGAAAGGAATTTTAAATGGTAGGAATGTATTCTAAAATGGCAGGTAAAAAAATTGGTAAAGTCATGCGAGAAGGCATGGCAGGAAAACTTCATGCTGGAAGTAAAATGGGTCCTATTGTGAAAAAACCTGCTCAGATGAAAGCGATTGCACTGTCTGAAGCACGTCAGCGAGGAATGAAGGTTCCTGCGAGAAAACCTGATATGACTGGTATGGCGAAAGCGACAATGGCGAGTAAGGGACGTATGATGCGCGGATTGGAAAAGAGGCTTGCTGGCAAGAAATTCTAATGGCGCATACCTGGAAGCATAAGCAAGAACAGAAGTCTCAAGCCCAATATCCTCGAACAAAAAAACTGATTACATCAAAAAAACGAGGAAAAGGAAAACATGCTCAAGTAGAATATTCTATTGATCTTGGCGAACTGGCTGATGCAGGATATGATGTCGAAGGATTATTTAAAGGCACATCATTAGCAGAAATTGAAAAACGACTCTCAAAGAAAAAATTCTAATATGAAGGAGATGTGATGGAATGGCGTGAGTGTCAAGCAGATATTGACCGATTTAATAAGATGACAATTGAAGAAATTGCCGTCATTGTCAAAACGGGAGAACAGTCTGAATTTTGGAAATATGTCCGAAGTCGATTAGCAATCACCTTAATGTCATGTGAACAAAATTTAATTCGTACTCGTGTCAATAGTCTGGATGATACCGTCAAACTAGCCCGCTTTGCTGAAGCGTATAAATCAGCAGATGAAATTTTTAATATTCCAAATATGGTCACTGGCGCACTTAAACTATCCGCTCGTCCGACTCCACAGAGCGTAAAAAAGGGAAAATAAGAAATGGCTGATGAGAACAACACGTCTACTCAAGACGAAAAAGATGAGATCGTAGAAGAGACACAAGAGGAACAACAAGAAGAATCAACTGACGAAGAAGTTATTGAAGAAGCTGAAGAAACTGAAGAAGAGGAAGAAGATCCTCGACCTTCTCGTCGTGATGAACGAATTCAGGACCTTGTTGAAACAAACAAGATGCTTCGGAAACTGATTGAAACACGTACCTTTACTCCACATGCTCAAGAAGTAGATGTCGATATTCCCGCATTTGAAGATGCTGATGTTGAAAAGGCATTTAATGCCAAACTCAACAAAGAACGCCAGAGAATGCAGGGACAATTGGGTGCGGTGGCTGAAGAACTTGATGCCACTCGTTTTGATCGAGTGCTTGTTAAAGAAGGTATTGACGAAGATTCTCCTGAATATGAGAAAATCACTACGGCTCTTCAGACCTATCGTGAAGATCAGGCGTCACAAGGTCATTATTTTAAGCGTGCTGATGCGTATGCTATTCTGAAAACCAAAGGTGTGTTTAAAACAAAGGCCAAGAAAGATGTGAAAAAAGTGACGGTTGTCAAGACCAAACCTCATGTGGCGATTCAACGAAGTACGAATAAAAGCGCGAAACCTGTAAAAGACAAAGGAAACTTTAAATCGCTTTCTCTTGATGACAAAGAGAAGGCACTTGAAAACGCAAAGTTTTAATCGTCGTTTTCTAAACTCAAAGGATGTGAACTAACTTGGCAGATACGACTAGTACCACCTTAGCTAATGATGCGGTTACCTATATCGCAGAAAAGACGCTAAGTATTGCAAAACGAATTCTTCGATTTTATCAGTTAGGTGATAAGGCTCAACTGCCTTCGCAGAATTCTAAAACATTCCAATATACACGGTATGATCGACTTCCTCTTCCTCAGTCTACACTGACTGAAGGAACGACTCCGACCAGTCGAGCACTCGCTATTTCAACGGTCAGTGCCACGGCTGAACAGTGGGGTGATGTGGTCACTCTTACTGACGTAGCAGAACTCACCATTCGTCATAAGCCACTTCAGAAAGCCATTCAGTTACTTGGTAATCAGTCTGGCGAAACAATGGAACGGGAAATCTATGAAACCGTTCTAGCAGGAACCACGATCTACTATCCTGGATCAGTCACGACTCGGTATGGACTGGCTTCAACTGATGTTCCAACCGCAGATTCAGTACGTAAAGTAGTTGCCGCTCTTCGTGCGAACGGCGCAATTGGAATGGAACCGCCTGTTGCTGGAACCAATGATCCTGAACTTGGGGATTTGTATGTCTGTGTTGTTGATACGTATGTTGAATTTGATATTTCTTCTGATCCTGATTTTATTGATGCAAAGAAATATGCTGATGCAAAACGTATTTGGGAAGGTGAAATTGGAACATTCCTCGGATGCCGGTTTGTCCGTAGTAACTCCGTTCCTACTTTAACTTCTCGTGCGGCTGCAACAGCAACAGCAACCGATAACGGTGGAACATTGACTACGAACTATTATGTTCGTACAATGGTCACTGGTATTGATGATACTTTCGGTTATGAGAAGTTAATCTTTCAGGCTGAAGTCGATCAGGTTGTAGGTGCTGGTAATGACAACCATATTAGTCTTGTTGTTCCAACTGTATCAGGATACAGCAAGTTTAATATGTATATGAGTGCTGAAAGTGCTTCAACAGTAGCTCAGGGTGCCACGATGTATCTACAGAATGCAAGTGGAACAGTCGCGGCAGGTACGTATCTACTCGGCTATGCAACTGAATCTGGCAATAACTATACGGCTAAGACCAGTGGAACAACTGCACCAGCCGAAATGAATAGTGCATCAGCAAAGGTGCATACATCATTCTTCATCGGTAAAGAAGCGTATACTGTGGTTGATCTTCAGAATCTACAGTCTACACTCACTCCGAATGAAGCAACTGATAGTGATCCTCTCAAGCAGAGACGTAAGGCTGGTTGGAAGGTCATGTTCAAGGCTGTTATTAACAACAACGACTTCTTTGCTCGCTTAGAGTCAGAATCAGCATACGATTAATATCGTAGCGTAGTATACTAAGGACGAGGGGTAG